GTCATTTTGACACGGCCAATCCTATGTGGTCGAAAATCTACAGTTAAGCGGTGCGCCGCTGAGGCGTGGCATCCCTGCCGAAAAGCTGCAGGCATGGTCTCAACAGTATGAGAGCACGACCCGGACGATCCGACGCTGGCTGACCAAAGGAGAAGAGGTCGGTGAGCCATGTCCGCTCGACGATCCAGTCTCGCTGAAAGCCTGGTGGGCGCGGCACATGACCTGGAGTGTTCCCCAGGCGATTCTCAAAGCCGCGGCCGAAGCCGGTGGTGACAGTAAAGGGGAACCGGCCGCTCCTCCTGCCGAGTCGATCGACCTGGCTTCCTACAACCTCGAGGAAGGTGAGGCCGTCAAGCAAGCCCGGGCGCTGGTGGCCGTCGTGTATCGGCAACTGGAACGGGCCTATCAGTACGGCTCCGACGTCGACGCCCTTCAGAAGAAACACGAGAAAGCGCTCGAATCGCTCCGCAAGGCCGAGGCCTCCGAGCGCGAAGCGGCCAAGCAACGCGGCCTGCTGATCCGCCGCGACATCGTGGAACGGGATGCCGGGACTGCCTGCCAGCGTCTCAAGACCATGCGAAAGAACATGGAGCGCCGGGTCCTGGAGCTGCTGCCGGATGTCGGGGAGGAAATCCGCAACAAGGTGGCCAATGCCATCAATCGGGTACGGGAACAGGAAGAAGCCCTCTTCCGGAAATTCGGCGATGTTCACGACCTCGATCCTGCCTGACGCGTTCGCACGCGCCTTTGCGGAACTGCCTCCCGAGCCGATCTGGGAATGGGCGGATGCCAACGTCTGGCTCGTCTCACAGTCCGCGGCCGAGGCGGGACTCTACCGCTCGGCAAAGACTCCTTGGACCCGCCGCATGCAGGAGATCTCTCGCGAACCGCTCATGCCGGTGTGGAGCTGGCAGCACGGAGCGTGGATCTGGGTCGACGTGGGAGAATACACCGCCCAGAAATCCTCGCAGGCAGGCCTCTCCGAAGGGGCCCTGAACATCGTCCGGTGGCGGGCCAAGCACGACCCGTGCAACGTCATCTACGGGATCGATACCAGGGAAGAGGCCAAAAACATCGTCGAGCGCCTCATCCCGACACTGGCCGACATCGATCCGTCGATCTTCACGGGTGACGATGATGACGTGGGCACCTACGTCGCGCGACTGCGCGACATGATCGTCTGGTTCATCGGATCCTTCTCGACCGGCAAGTTCGCCAACAAACAAGCCCCGCTCCGCATCCTCGACGAGATCGAAGAGCACGGCGCCAAGGGGACCATCCGCGAGATGGCCTCGCGCGGAAAGACCGCCGACGACGGCCTACAGATCAACCTCTCCAAGCCGAAATTTTCCGGCGGCCCGATTCACAAGGCCTTCGAGCGCGGCAACCAAGAGCACTACTTCTTCCGCTGCCCTGCGTGCGGACACGTCCAGTGGCCTTCGTTCTTCGAGCAGGCGGTCGAGACCGTCATGGATTTCCAGAACCTGATCGAGGTCCAGCACCCCTCGGGTACGCGGACGGTGCTGCTGCCCACACCCTACCCGGAGGGCCAGACCCGCACCATCCGCACGTCACAGGTTGTGTTCGATCATTGCCGCACGCCGCTCGGGGAATGGGACAAACTGCGGATGCTCAACGAGGCCGCGCTGAAGTGCGCCGGCTGCGGCCACCTCATCGATGAGCATGCCAAGCGCTCGCTGATCCAGACCGCCTGGTGGATGCCGACCGCGCACGGGACGCCCGGGTGTGTCAGCCAGCAGATCAGCGACCTCTTCTCCTCGGATAAGGCCTCCTCCCTGGGACAGCTCTGCATGGAGTACCTGGACGCCAAAAAAGAAGGCCTCGACGGCATTGCAAAATTCTACAACCACCGGCTCGGGCTGCCCTACACCCACGAGGTCAATGTCACCCGGGAGAGCGACATCCGGGCCAACATCGCCGGAGCGAGCGAAGGGGACGAATGCCCACCCTACAAGAGGGGGACGGTGCCGTTTGTCCCGAGCTGCCTCATCCTCGGGGGAGACGTCGGCGGCAACTACGCCAAATGGGCGCTCGGCGCCGTCGCTCCGAACCTCAGCGACGTGGCCATCATCGACTGGGGCGAGGAACTTGATCCCAATGCGGTGGCCGAGATCATCAATACCAAGACCTGGCTGGGTCCCGATGAGAAGCCCTTCCGGATTTATTTCGGATTCCTGGATGCCAAGTTCCGCAAGACCGAAGTCTACCGCGCCTGCCTGGCGGTGCCGGGTCGTCGCCTGATCCCGACGGCGGGACTCGGAGGGACGGCGGCCCGGAGTGGGAAGGCGTGGAGCTACCACCAGGTGGCCACCTATCAGAAGACCCTCAAGGAGCTCACCTACAACGACCGCGACGCCAAGGACGAACTGTACGTCGCCCGGTTGAAGAAACGCCGCTCCCGTGTCTGGTTTCCGCTCGATGTGGTGGGCGATCAGGAATTCGTCCAGGAAATGTGTGCCGAGGAACTGGTGCGCGACGACCACGGTCGGACGAAATGGAACGAGCACCCCGGGGCCAACCACTACGGCGACTGCGTCAAAGACATCATCACCGGCCTGCGTTTCCTGACCCGCAAGCAACAGGTCGCGACCGGCGCCGCGCCAGCCGCTCCTTCCGTTCCCGAGGGAGAGGGATAGTCGTGGCCAGCCTCCGGGCGCCTGCGGCGATTTGACTCGGCAGTGGGGGTGATGGACGCCACCCAAGCCGACTTTCAGCTCGCCCTCGCGCACTACCGGATGCAGTTCCCGGACGTTGCCAGCATGGGGACGGGGGCGCCTCCCGCAGATTGGAAAGCCGAATATGACCGCGTCGCTTCGGAGGGGATCACCGCCACGCTGATCACCAGGCTGGCCTATGAGGGGGGATCCCAGGAGGGCATTGCGAACTTCGATCAGAAGGCGCTCATGCGGGCGCTCCTCACCCGACGTGCCGAGCTCGACCCGGCATTTTCCTCGACGGCCTTCGACCCGGCGGCGGTGGCCCCGTCCCGTCGCCTCGGCATCCGCGTCTGGCTCTAACCCGATTTTCCCATGGCTCCGAAGATCCTCGCCTCCGTCCGCGGCTTGCTCCAGCGCAAGCCCTCCGCTCCTGTCACCGCCGATGTTTCCCACGGCATCACGGCCGTCGACCGCCCCGCGCGCCCGATGGCGGCCGGAGGCGGGAACTACCCGGGATTCACCTGGGCGTTCAACGCGGCCAAGCAGGTTGGCTACCGCGGCTGGTTCTTTTTTCCGACCCTGGATGCCGAGAAGCAGATGCCCCACTGGAGCCGAGTGGAGATCATGCGCAAGGCGAACTGGCTCTATAATAATGTCGACGCTGTTCGGATGGTCATCGACGGGATCACGATGGACGAGGTCGACTGCGGGATCTGGCCCAAGTGGACCACGAGCAACCCGGCCTTCAACCGCGCGGCGACCGATGCGTTCGACAACGAATGCGGCGACGCGAGGTTCTTCAGCGCCTCGGCCAAGGAAAACTTCTACAGCGCCCAGTGGCTGATCCGCCGCTCGATCCGCCTGTACGGAGAGCTCTTCGGTCAAATGTTGCGTCCGGTCTCGGAGAAAGGTTCCCCGCTCATGCACTTCGTGAATGCGTGGCAGTGTGCCAATGCCCAGACCTCGCAATCACAGGACGGATTCCGCGAGGGAGTGATGAGCGACGCCTTTGGTCGGGCTCTGAGATACCGCTTCTTGAAGAATGCGGAGGGGACCGACTGGACCGACGTCAGCGCGGACGACGTGCTCCACTTCCACGATCAGTTCTGGAACGGCCAGCAGCGCGGCATGAGCGGCTTGGCGCCGGTGGCCCGAAAGTTGTTCTCGATGGACGATATCGAGCGGGCCGAGATCAACGGAACGCTGATGCGCACCCGGCTCGCTTACGCGATCACCAAAAAGGAGGATGGCGACGGCCTGCCCCCGATGATCCCCGGGGCCTCGCAGGCCTTTCCGGTTCAGGCACCGGATGGGAAGCAACTCATCGTCCAGAAGATCATGGCCATGGACGACAGTGAGGTCGACGTGGCGGACCTCCCGGCAGGACAGGACATCAAGGTGGTCGAGAGCCAGCGGGCGACGGCGACGCCGGAATTCATCCGCTACCTGCTTGAGGGAGTGGCCCGTAGCACACTCTACCCGCCGGAATACGTCTTCAACCTCGCGGGCCTTGGCCAGGGGACACTCGTGCGCCTTGTGCAAAAGCGGGTGCAACGCATCAAAAACACCGTGCGCCAATTCCAACTTGGCCCCCAGTTTTGCAAACGCTGGATCACCTACTGGACCTGGCAGAGGATTGCCGCCGGCCGCTTCGACGGCGTGCAGGGAGGAATCCCCGAGGACTGGTGGAAGGTGAAGTTGGTCATGCCCGCCGACGACACGGTGGACGTGGCGCGCGAGGGCAAACTCTACGACCAGCGTCTGGCTGAGGGCAACATGAGCCCGGAGGACTACCACGGCATGCAGGGACACGATGCCGAGGATGTCGAGGATCTGGTGATTGCCGGAGCCGTCCGCAAAGCGGCCAAGATCAAGGCAGCCCTGGATGCCAACCCCGAGATCGCCGACTTGATCCGATCGCAACTCGACGGCAAGGCCGGAGTGCTTGCCGAGGAACCGGCGGCCCCGCTCGAAACGGATCCCAACAACCCCAACTTCACCCCTTGATTCCATGCACTTGAAGCCCTCCCTGCCACTCCTCCACCGCGTCATCGCCCAGCCCTGGGCGGTGCATCGCGATACCCTGCGCCTCTTCAGTCGGATGCTGCTCAGCGGCGACGAACTGCCGAAACCAGCCATCCGTAACAGTGTCGGCAAAAAACCCCAGATTGTCCGTCCGGATGCCGCCGACTACGCGCCTCTCAGCGATGAGAGCTGGATTGCGGTCGATCAGGACTGGGTGCCCGATCTGCCCGAGCTACCACAGGGACTCAGCGTCATCATGCCATGGGGGGTGATGGGTAGGGCATGGGGGTGCATGGAGCGCATGTGGCTGGGAGCGGTCGACGTCGACGAGATGATCGAGGAGATTGCCGAGACGCCGGAGGGCTCAACCGTGGTGCTCTGGTTCCGCTCACCGGGAGGCATCATCACCGGGATCCCCGAGGCTGCTGGCCAGCTCCGACAGCTTGGCAAGAGCCGTCGCCTGATTGCTTTCACCGACGACATGTGCTGCAGCGCGGCGTATTGGCTGGCCGCCCAGTGCTCGGAGATCCATGCAACGCCGACGGCCGATCTCGGATCCATCGGGGTGTACATCGCGCTCTACGACTTCACCGAGTATCTGAGCAAAATGGGTGTCAGCCTCGAGCTCTTCAAAGCCGGAACCATGAAGGCCATGGGGATCGAGGGCAATCCGCTGAGCCCCGAAGAGTCCGCTCTGCTGCAGGCGCAAGTGGACGAGAGCTACCGGGCCTTCACGGGTGATGTGACGCGGAACCGCGCCATTGCCACGGAAACCATGCAGGGCCAATCGTTCCGGGGAAAGGAAGCCCTTGGGGCGAATCTTGCCGACAGCTTCTGGCCTTCTGCCTCGGCCTTCTTCACGGCTCTGGGCAAAAGAAAAATCTAAAGAGTCCACTTTGAAAAAAACCCTTCGCTGCGCGCGCAGCGAGGGGTTTTTGTTTTGACGGCACCTGCCTCCCGGCAGGCTGTGCCGCCCTTCGGGCTACGGCTGCGCCGTAGTCTTACGCGCCCGTTCCCACGGGCTTGTTTGACAACGGCGGGAGGGAGTCATGAGAAACTCCATCCTCCTGGGCCTTATTGCCGCCCATTCCGCCGCACGCTTCCCGATGCTTTCCGCCGATCACGGCGCGGGCTCCGGAGCGACCGAACCCGTCATTCCCAAAACCCTCAAGGAAGCCACCGCCCTGCTCGCCGAGCGCGAGACCGCGCTCAAGGCCGCCGAGGAAAAGCTCGCCGGAGTGGAGACCGCCCATGCCGAGGCGCTGAAGGCGCTCGAGACCGAGCGCGATACGATCCGCGGCCAGTTCGACGAGGCCGTGGCCAATGCCGACAAGGCCGGCAAGGAACTGGCTGCCGTCCGCACCGAGCTCGAGGGCGAGAAGAGCGCCCGCACCGCCGCCGAAGAGCGCGCGGTGAAGGCCTCCGAGAACTCCACCCGCCTCGAGAAGCTCTGCCAGGTCAAAGGCATCAATGCCTCCGCCGCCGTGCCCACGGGTGACGAGTCCCCGACGGGAGTCGCCGGGAGCAAAGAGGATCTCCGCCGCCAGTACGACTCGCTCAGCGATGCGACCGAGCGCGCCCGCTTCTACGCCAAGCACAAGGACCTGCTCCTCGACTGATCGCGATTTGACACGCCTCACCACCCGAACACCCAACCCACACCCAACCACCTACTCCCATGGCCAACAATCTCGGTCAATTAGCCGGTAATCTGATCCTCCAGGAGGCTCTCCAGCTTACCTTCGCCACCCGTCCCGAGCTGAAGATGATCAGCTTCGGCTTCCAGGATCTCGACGGCAAGGTCGAGAATGCCAAGCTCGGACAGACCGTGTACACCCGTACGCGCTCGATCCCTGCGGTTCAGAACTTCGGTGACGCCCCGAGCGATGCCGTCACGACCGATGTGCCCATCGTCCTGAACCAGTTCAAGCAGGTGCACTGCAACTTCACGGCCGCGCAGTACAACTCGACCGACCGTGACCTGATCCGCGAGCAGGCCGAGCCGATCGCCACCGCGATCCAGAACCACATCGTCGACAGCGTGGCTTCTCTCTGGAACACCACGAACTACTCCAGGAAGTTCGTGAGTTCCACCTACACCCGCGCCGGATTCACCCTGCCCCTCACGCAGGCGATGGACGGCACCAGCGACGCCACTGCGATCCCGCAGGGTGAGCGCTACGCGGTGCTCAGCTCCCCCTACTACGGACTGCTGGCCGACCCGATCATCGTGGCCGCGCTGAACAACCCGGCCAACGCCGAGGCGATCCGCACCGGCAAGCTCCCAGCGGTCGACGGCCTCCAGATCGGTAAATACCCGACCCTTGGAGCGCTCGGCAGCACGAACCGCATCGGTTTCGCCGGGACTCCCGACGCGACCGTCTACGCGGCCCGCGCTCCGAAGAGCCCCGAGGAAGTCAGCCAGGGTGCGAAGTTCCCCGGCATCATCGATTTCATCGAGGACTCCAAGACGGGCTTCCGCCTCATGGTCAACGAGTGGATCGCAAGCGACCTCTCGGTGAACTACCGCCTCTGCTGGCTGCAGGGCTACGCGGTGGGCAACGCCAACAACGGCGTCGTCCTCGCCAGCGCCTAAGAGTGATCTTAGACCCTCCGCCGCTCATCGCAAGATGACGGCGGGGCGGTCGCCACTCACACCCGATCATGGCCACCGACCGCAAAAGCGCCTACCAGCGCGTGCGAGAGCTCCACGAGCAGATCGGCAAGGGCTGCACCATTGCTCCGGCGGTGCATGTGATCCTGCTCAAGGAACTGCACGACGAGCACACGGCGCTTCTGAGCGAGCTGGAACAGCTCCGCTCGGCGAAGAAGGCCGCCAAATAATTCTTCCCCATCGGCAAAGCGGCCCCGTCGAGGTTCCAGGTTCCTCGGCGGGGCCTTTTGCTACCCACCTACCATGAACCGAAACCAGACCCAGCGCTTTGCGGCCCGTGGGGCAGCCATGGCCGCCGACCTTCAGGGTCAGCTCGTGCTTTTCCGTGGGCATCAGATCCGCGTGCGCATCTCGACCGCGCCTCCGTCGCTCGATCTGGCCAGCGGTGGTTTTTCGCAGAAGCAAAGCTGGCGTCTGCGATTTCCGGGAACGATCAGTCCGGCACCGGCGGTGCTGGAGACTGTCAAGGACGTGGCCAGCGGAAAAACCTACGTCATCCGGGGCGTGGTGCCTGCCAACTCCAGCGCCCTGGCAGCGGAGCACATTGCCGAGGCCGAGTGGCAATGAATCACTTATCAGGTCTCAGGTTTCCTCCTTCATCCCTGCTTTCATGAATACCCTTGCCGTCGAATCCGCGCTCAAGACCGCCCTGACTCCCTATTTCCCTAGCGGAGTGACCATCTACACGGGCACGAGCTACGTCATCACGCAGCCCGAGAGTCTCAATATCGTGGCGGCGGTGGATGATCTGCAGCATCAGGCAGGGGGCTTCTATCTGGCTGAGGCGACGATCCGGTTGATCGGTCCGGCGTTGTATGGAGCGGAAGTCTTTGGGGATCTGGAATCCTCGATTGCAAGCGTCCAGGCCGCGCTGACTTCAACGGATTTTGCGGCGGGGTGGCCGTCAGGCTCTCCAGCATTCGGGGGTTTGTTTGTGCGCACCGGGACGAGCAAGCAACAAAACGACCAATGGGACGTTGAGGTGGCGGTGCGGCTTGGCGTTCAGTTTGTGTGATTCGCTCATTTGACGGCACCTGCCTCCCGGCAGTCCGCCTAGGCGGACGCCCTGCGGGAGATGGCTTGTTTGTCTGCCGATCCTCCCGGATCAGGCATACCTCGTCTGCTGACTCGGGACTTCTCGGCTCATCGCCTCGAATGACTAAGACGCGCTCCCAGCGCGTCTTTTGACACGCCACTCATGGAAATGAAGCACCTCCAGCCTTCAGCATTCATCCTTCAGCCCCTTTTTCTATGAGCGCAACCTTCGGAGCCGCCTCCAGTCCTTTTGCCGCGCCCGGCAGCTCGGTGGTCAACGAATGGTCGGACGAGCACACCCAGCAGATCAAGACCTACCGCGATGAGATGGGTGTGACCGTCGGTGCGGATCCGATGCTCATGAAAGAGCGGAAAGTTTCCGTATCCGGGATTGGCAACCCTTCGTGGGGATTGGAGGCGGCGGCCTCTATCTCCGCTGGCACGCTGGTGATCACGTCTCAGTCGCAGGACGACTCGGCGGAGGATTATCCCAAATTCAAACTTGAACTCGTCAGCTGGAGCTAACCTATGAGCGCTTCCTTTTCCATCGGCATCACCCTTTTGGCTGACTCGTCTGCCACCAAAGTCACCTTGACTGAAAAAATCGAGACCAAGACCTACGTCAATGCCAACAGTTCGTTTGGCGGGGGAACATCTTTTGACCCTACCTTTGATTTCTCGGCGGAAGGTTACGGTACCAATCCCTATTCGTTTGCCGCGGCGCCGAGTTTTGACGGCGCGAGCGGCAAAGTGATCGTCGAAAGCTACGGCACCATGGCCAAGAACGACGACCATCGGCAATGGAAAGTCAGCGGGAAGATCTTCCCGGCGGCAACCTAAGAGCGCTTTTTCACAGTCTTCATGATCAAGAAAGGTTCCACCTACCAATTTCTCCGCGACGAGGAGAATCCGCTCCGATCACCCAATACGCAGGCCGTCACGGCACTGCTCACGGCGGGAGGAGCGCTTGCCCAGCCCGGGGGCTACACGCACACCGTGCGCCAGGAGAACGGCCGTACGGTGCGTAATGTGACCTGGCTGCTGGAGGATAAGAAAATCGAGATTGCCGGTGAGACGATCACGACGGGCGAGTTTCTCAAACGCTGGAAAGACCTTTCCTGGTGCCGGGCTCACCCCGATCACCCGATAGCCTGGATGCGCGCTTACCAGGGCAACCTTGATGAGATGCGCGACCAGATCCGCTCGCAGAGCCCGCAGGTGCGCATCACGCGAGGTGGCATGACCTACAATCTGACCACCAAGGTGGCCGAAGATGGCAGCCTAGTGCCCGACGAGGAGGCCGAGCGACTGCTCAAGCACGTATCATGAAAAAAAGCACAGCCGAGGACGATGTGAAAATCGGGGCCTTCCTCACCCCTGAAGTGACCGACATGAACGGGCTCAAGCTGCGCCCCTTTTCGGCGGGGAGTTATCTCATCTGCCAACGCCGCGGGTTGACCATGTTCACGGGCGAGGCCCCCGACATCGATCCGGATCTCCCGATGGAAGGGCAGATTTTTCAGACGACCGTGGCCGATCAGTTGTGGCAGATGACGGCATTCCTCTATTTGCATGCCGCGCCGATGACCGAAGTGCTCATTGCCTCCGGGAACGACGAGGCATTCCGATCGGCGGTGGATGCCTTTGCCTTCACCTTGTCTCCGACGATCTTTGCCTCGGCGATGGAGCAAATCACGAGCCTTTGCCAGCAAGTGGGGGCGAGCGCCGTAGCCGTGGAGCCCAAGCCGACGGCGGGAACAAGCCAGGAGAGCGCACCCCCAAACTGCTAGAGCCCGTCTGGATTGCCAGCATGATTTTCACGCTGGCGAAAGAGACGGGCTGGCCCGAGCGCGAGCTTTTGTGGGAAATCCCCTTTGCGCGGCTGCTGCAGTACTACCACGCGGCGTTGCGGAGTCACGATCTCTGGACCGTGCCTCCGTCATCAAGGAAAGCCCCTGCAATGGTGGAGATCAGGGAAGTCGTCGGGCAGATGAAGTGGCTGGGATTGGACGATGACGAGGAGGTGTGAGGTGGGCGCAGCGCCGCCTGCTGGCGGCTTGTTTGATTCGCTCGCTCCCGCTCGGCTCACCCGCTCGCTCTTCGCTCGGGGCTGCCTGCGGCAGTCTAACCGGGCCGGTCACCACCGGCCACGTTTTGACACCGCTTGGCAAGACGAGGACCAGAACGAATGAGCGTCACCATGAAATTGAAAACCAACGATTTCATTGGCGCCGTCGACCGGTATCTGGCCAATGGGAAAAAAGACCGCGGTGTCTACATGAAGCAGCAGGCGCGCCTGATTGCCAAGAACGTGATCGCGGTGACACCGCCTGCGGGATTCTACCGGACCAAGGAGAACGACAGCGCATCCATGGTGATGGGCAAGAAGGCCGAGGCGGTGGGCAAAAAAGCGATCCTCACCGATCTGCTGAGGATCTTCTATGTGATGAAGCCCGAGAATATCGCTAAGTTTCTCGAGTTCTACGGGGCGGGAGGGAATACGGCCAAGTTTGGCCATGCCGGAGCCAAGGCGATCGGCAACGTGACCGAGAAGGTGCTGACTTCGACGGCGTCGCTCAAGGCATGGCACCAGGCTCGCCGCACTGCCAAAGGCCGCACGATGAACGTGCACCGCTCCGTGTCTACGGGCATCCGTTTCCGCGATCTGCCCGGACTCGATCTCGGCATCGTGTCGCAAAAGCAATTTGACCAATACTACAAGATGGTGGCCAAGAAAGTCGGCTTCCTGGTCAGCGGTTGGGAAAAGACCGCCGACGTGCTCGGCTTTGGCATGGCCAAGTGGATGCGAGGGCATGGTTGCCCGAGCGCCTGTGAATTCCGCCAGACCTCGGTCGGGGTGACGGTGCGTGCGACCAACGGGGCTGGATTTGCCAGCAACGTGAGCGACCTGCAGCGCCGCGTGCAATACGCCGTGGATTGGCAGACCAGACAGATCGAGAAACAGATCCGCCACTACGAGGAGCGGCTGCACAAGCGCAGCGGGCTCAAAGCTTAAAAGACCATGGCCTCCGGAAAAATCGAGTGGAGTCTGGGACTAGACGCGAGCGGCTTTCACAGGGCCGTCAACGGGGCAAAGTCCGCAATCCATGGAGCCTTCAAGGAGATGCTGGCACCGATTGCTGCCGTGACGGCGGCAATGGTCAGCGTGGATGGGGTGATGCGTGGAATCAAGGGAGGCGTGGATCTTGGGAGTGAAATGCAGGACCTGAGCGCCCGCACGGGGGTGGCGGTGCAGGACCTGTACATGCTGCGCAAGATTTTCAAGGACACGGGAGTCGACGCCTCCAAGCTGGGTCCCGCCATCAATACGATGCAAAAGGCACTGGCCTCCGCGGCGTCGGGAGGTTCGGAAGGCAATGTGCTCAAAGCGATGGGCCTGGATCCGCAGGCACTGGCATCGATGGACTCGGGCAAAGCCTTTGAGGCCATTGGGGCGCGGATCGCGCAGTTGCCCAACAGCGTCGAGAGGGCATCGGCAGCCATGCAGATTTTTGGAAAATCGGGCGGCGAGCTGCTGCAGGTCTTCATGGATCCTGCATTCGCGGAGGCCGGCAACCTGAGCAACACGGCCAAGCTGCTGGGCCAGAATGCCTCGAGCTTCTCGGAGGCCAGCAATGCGCTGGGCCATGTGGGGGGCAAGATGACGGGATTTTTCGTGGGGATGAACTCGCAGTTTGTGCCGCTGCTACATAACGCGATTCAGGAATTTGAAAAAATGGACCTTTCCGGTATTGGCTCTGGATTGGGTGCGGTGATCGGTAATTTCATGACGAATTGGAGGGCGGCATCCAAAGTACTCTTGTCCGATCTTTCACAGGTCATCGGAGTGGCATTATCCGGTGATGGAATAAAATTATTCGGGCTAGAGTTAGTGAATGCAGCAAGCCTGCTGAAGGATGCGCTTCTTGAAGCCTTCAGGGTACCGCTTGAGTACTTCGGGGCTACGATTGAGAAAAGGGTTAATCAAATCCACGATGCCATGGGTGTTGGCAGACTCAGTAAGTCGCAAGTTCAAGAAATGGGAAAGCAGATGCTTTCTCTTACTGACAAAGGTGTCGATGCAACTAACAAATCGCATGAACTAAGGAATGCCGCTTTCGCTCCAGGTGTTGATCGTGAAAAACGGGATGCGATGCTCGCAGAGGCTGACAGACAGTCAGAATTGGGGGCGAAATATGAAAAGCTCAGCGGCGAAATTCAGAGTCAAATCAACAACAACGGCAAACTGGATACCAAATCCATCGAAGAAATTATTGCCGAAAACAGCAAAGGTGGGACGAGCACGGTGGATGTGAATCTTGCCGCCAACCGCGACGCCCGCTCGGTTTTAGGAAATGAGATCGCCGATTTGAGATCCAAAGTGTCCGGGGCTGCTGCTGGAATAAAATTCGGGTCCTTCACGCCGACAGAATTAACAAATAAAGCCAACGAAAAGGGCCGCGCGGATGCAGATAAGAATGCTCCCAAGCCCGGATCCAATGCTCAGTTTGACCCGGCTGCGATCGGTCAATCCCACGGGCAGATCATTGCCGACAGCTTTGCCAAGGTCGGAGGCGGCGGCTACAGCGTTTTTCTTGGGTTGGGGGATGTTCAGCGCCAGCAACTGGCCGCCCATCAGCAGACCAACCAGCTCGTCCAGCAACTCGTCACCCGGATCGTGGGGGCCCCTCCGGTGGGTCATGCCCACGCGTCGCCGTGATTGCCGGATCATCGTGACATGAGCGGCCCTACCTACGCGCAGAGTGAGCAAGTCTGGGATCCCAGGCTCAATGCCTACATCGAGCAGCTGACGGTGCGTGATTTCACGGGTAATTTCAGTCCCCCATCCGGTGCCATGGAATACAGCGTGAGGGTGGGGGATGCGGAGCGTCGGCACACATGGCGGCAGTATGCGGATGGATCGGGATTTGGTTCTGGAACTCCGTCTGCCGCTCCTTCTGATCCGGGGGTGATTGCTCACGGCATTTGCCAGCCGCAACCGATCATCGACAACGCGCTCTTTCAGCCCGAAGGCACCTATGCGCTCAGTGATGATGATAAGACAAAAATTCAACGAGCTGAAGGGGATCTTGTTCAATGGATCAAGCTATCCAAATCTTCCTCCGCAGCGCTGGCTTTCTATGCAAAAAAGCGGTTGCGTGGTCAGGAATCTTATTTGCTTCCCTCGGTGACATTGCAGGCAACGTCGGACGAAGGGGTAATCCCCGATCTTTTAGAAGTTGGGAAAATCGGGACGCCTGCGGGAGTGATTCCCATCATGCCTGCAGGGACAACGTTTCTTCTGGCTGGTGTGCATGCTGATCCGGTGTCGCCTGATCCTAAGTGGAGGGTGACACGTGACTGGAGAGGAAGTGGCCCGAAAGGGTGGAGCGTGACACTCTACGGCAGTGGGTCAGGCGGAGGGCAATCCTCATGAATCAGTCGAGCCATACCGACAGTTTTGACTCACGCCTGGGCGCCCTGGTGCGATCGATCACGCTGGTCGATAAGGAATATGCTCCCAATTATCCGAACGCCAGCTGGGAACATTCCCAAGGGTATTCAGAGGGACTTTACACCGTCAGCTACAAGACGCAACTGGGCCAGACGAATCTTCCCAAGATTTCCAGTCAGGTGGAGACGCAGCCGCTCTTGACCCATGGGGTGTTCCGCGCCGGAGGCAGTCATGAGCTGAGTGATGGCGATTGTGAAAAGATTGCTGAGGCTACAAGTGATGCGACTCTTTGGAAAAAGTACGTTGCGGCGGATCCTACTTCTCCGCTTGGTTGGTATGCGCAGTTTGCGCTCTGGGGTACAGACTCCTGGCTTGCTCCTGTGGTGACGGCCAAGCAGACGGCCCTTGCGACCTCGAAGCCGGATTTCGGCAATCTTGCAAAAACATACTCCTCCCTTCCGGGGGGATATTCTCCCGGGTTGCCAGATCGGTGCAACTGGCTGCTGGCCGGCATGGAGAGTGAGCAGATCGGCCCTTATCTATGGTTTGTGACGAGCGACTACAGGGCGAGCTCAGGAGGCCCGTGGGATCCTGATTTTTATTCCAGCCACTAAATTCATGAAGCGCCTTCCCCGTATTTCCCGAACTGGTGATTTCTCGGTTGCATGGAATCAGCAAATTGCACCCGTGTTGGATGAAAATTTCCGCGAAGCTCGGATACAGCCCGGGATTGGATGCCGAGTATCGAGTTCGCCGAGTGGGCAAAGTATCATTGTTGATAGGAATTCACAAAAACAACTCAAGATTCCCTTTGATCTCATCTTGGGCGCTGGTGAAGAAGGGCAGCAGAACATTACGGTAGTGCCCGGTATTGTAGCGGGATTCCTGCCTGACAATATATTTGATGAGATCTCCTATTCATCAGGCGACATTTATGTGTGGGCTGAGATAACCTCGAGCAGTGGGAACATCACGGGGGTGACGCTCTCAAGCGGAACAACGACCCCATCACCGCAGACTGCCTCTGAAAATTATCCACCCGCCTCGCTCAAGATCCTGATCGGAATGGTCGACGCGGATGGCAATAGCTTCAACTTTATCGGTGCAAATTGGCTGACGCCTTATCCGGTGCCTGCGTTTTCCAGCACTGGCAGCAACTACTACCTCTGGAGGTGGTAAGTCATGCTGATTGTTGACAATCTTGGGAGGTCTACCTCCTCAACCTATGAGGGGGCCGCATACTCGACCAAGACCGCTACAACTTCCGTCGCCGGCCCGAATGATAATTTTTTGGTTCCTCAGATCAGCAGTCAGACTACCGGATTTTCATGGAGCTTTCGGGACGGGGTTGGTGTTGTTCTTGATTACAATCTCTTTGCCTCCTTTACGGTGGCCAATGGTAGCACGGGGGACGTGGCGGATTCGCAAACCACGACAACGCAGAGAACCTCGTCCTATTACGAGCAGACGATTACGGCAGGGGATGCCACGGGATTCACTGCCTATGGAGAACTCTCGACATTTCCCTCTTCTACGTATGGGAGATTCTCCGATGTTTCTACGGTCGATTCCTACACATATCAGGTTGAGACATTCTCCCAGCCGACACTCAAATCAGATATCACTTTTTATAGTTTTATTGTTGGCCCTGAATCCTACGATTCCAGCACCAAGACGAGGACAGTCTTTCCTGCCTCGGCTTCCTCAGTTAAGGCTGCGGCGTATGTAGGCGGCGTAGTGGAACAAGCTTTTTTTACGGATGCGCCCAATGATCGCAGCTATCGGGCCAACGTGCCGGTTCTCTTTGTTATCTCTGGCGCAGAAAAGGGAGCCACCTCAAGGGCCATCCAAATCGCTACGACGGCCACAGAGACTAGCGAGTATTTCGTCGGAGCCGGAGAACAGAAATCATTTATTCTTGCAACACCTGATGGCGGGGGAAGATACGCAGAGGAATCGGAGACAACGACCACATCGTCTACATTCTTTTCATGGACTGATGGGATCATGAGTGATCCGTTCTCCGCTTCATTTACCAGCACAACCACGGCTGCTGGATCTCCGGTGGCATTCCTGGATGATTCTGGAGGAGAGACATGGTGCTGGGGGTTTGATCTTCCTGCTACGCCTCCTTCAGATGCCTTTTGGTTTTTCCCGTGTGCTACCTATAAGTCCGGCATCGCCTTCCTGCCGTTTGAAAGTTCACCCTTGGGTTACTTTGGAGGAAAGCCCGCAGCCTTTGAAGGGTTTTACACGATCCCTGACGATCTCTTTGGGGCAAGTATTTCCGGCAAGACCCTCTTCTGGACTCAGATTTCAGAGTCAAGCGGCAGCACCATAGTGAAACAAAGCTCGGCAGAGATTTCATTGTCAGAGTCCTTTGCATCGGCACCGCCAGCCATTACCTACACGACGACCCGTGCATTTAGCTCGACGGCATTTTCTGGCGGGTCGGTCTCATTCGATTGGTCCGGAATCCTAGCGGCCACGACCTATGCGGGAACGGGGTCCAGTTCCACTGTTTCCACCTACTTCAACGACGATCCCTTCACGCCTCAGACCTTCTCCACAAGTCTCGCCACGGATCAAGTCATGGTGATCTCTCCAAGGGGATGGTGGGCCAATACGGCCAGCGTGGTTGCCGTTGTATGATTGCCATCGTCACGGCTGCTACTCGCAGCTATCTCCACGCATGGCCGCAGTTAATCCGAGCGGTGGCAACGGCGGCTTCCCATCACACGGATGCTCACTTCATCTTTGCGACAGACCAGAGTGAGGAATCCAAGGCAGCGTCGGAGTTTGCCAAGGGGCATCTGCCAGAGGGGTGGAAGATCACGACACTGAGACTTCCCATCGAGGAAGATGCCAAGGACTACAAGGAAGAGGCACAGATCCGCATCGCCCGCCTCCAGGGTGCAGCATTTGATTTTGCCCGCAGGATCAAGGCGACCGAATGCTGGTCAGTCGAGAGTGACACAATCCCGACGGCAGACGCTCTGCGGGTGCTGGAATGGACGCTCCAGATGCCCGATGCCTGCGGTGATCCGTTCTACCACATCGCGGCAGCAACCTATCCAAACGGTCTTTTCCTCGGTGGCTTTGGAGACTACCGTCACCAGATCGCAGAGGATTTCCTGCCAAGCGAGAGGAAGCTCAAGCCACGCCTCAAGCTCCTGATGGAGAAATGCGAGGAGCGGATCAAGTTCATCCATGCGTCAGGTCTCAAGTCACAGGCTTCAGCATTTGAACGCGAGCATCGCCGCATGGGGCGGCTCCGTGAATGCGTGAAGAAATCGCCACCGGACGGAAATATCTGGGAGGTGACGGCAAAGCATGGGTGGCGGCGCAGGGGGTGGATGGATCATGCCTATCCTGGCATCGGCCTTGGAGCCGTTGTGCCGTCGGATTGGTGCGGCCTCGGTTGCACCCTGCTCTCGGCCAAGGCACTTCAGCTTTGTGACTTCACCGGCTATGAGGGCAAGGGGACGCAGGATCTGTTCCTCTGCTGGTCTCGGTGGAAGCCTGCTGGGCTGCGGATTGCCTGCGTTCCGCACGTTGTTTGCGACCATATCAAGCGGCAGGGTGAGAAGATCATCCACCACCGCGCATGGCATGAGCAGGACCCTGCCTACTACGGACACCTCCGACAGAGGCAGCAGACGTTTGTGTCGGTATAGGATCTCGGCGCAGCGTTGAGGTGGCTTGTTTGTCTGCCGATTTCGCCGCCCCCTTTTTTTGACGGCACTTTGCTGCCGCAAAGTGGTGCCCCCGTCCGGGCTATTTCTGTCGAAATAGTCTTACTCACCTCTTCCCGGGGGCTTCTTTGACATGAGGGACTCGTCATGAGCTTCATTCCCGATTACACCCTGGAGACCATTTCAAACCCGTTTGAGTTTCCAGCCTACGATACTCTCATCGAGTCCTCAGTATCGGTGATGACCAGTGGCGGCACGTTGACGTTTTATCAAGGTGGCCCTGAAGGAACGCAAGTCGGTCAACTAACTATTACGCTGCCAGGTGATGGACGCAGGATCATCCAGCGCACTGCTTAGCTGAAAGCTGCGCTCTAGGCTTTTCCGCGAACCTAAACCACGATTATGGCTCTTAATGACAACATCCTAGCATATTGGAACTTCAACGATAATGGTTCTGGTGGGGCGAGCCTAACTGATGACACAGGGCTAGGGAATACACTTGCTGTCGTTCAAGGAACGGCTGGTTCAGCCGAAGGAGTTGATGGCGGTCTTTCGTTTCTGTTGGATGGAGCAAATGTTTTGCAGCCGGCCTCAGGAGAAGGAGCCTTCCAATTTGGATACGGAGACTTTTCAGTTAATTTTTGGATATATCCAACATCTGCGCAAGATGGAAACCAAGTTTATTTAGCGTGGGGGATATGGCCCTATGAAAATGGTTTTCATTTGAATTATGGATTTGATTTTATTTCCGCTTTTCTAGGTGGTTTTAATGAACCAATAACATATACTGCTGGTTCTTCCATACTTGATGCGTGGCATCAAGTTACTATTACTAGGGAGTCTGGAACTGCTTCATTGTATGTTAATGGAGTGATTGTTGGAACAGGGGCTTGGAATTATGATTTCAATCAAGGTCTTTATTATATTGGACGACCTCAAGATACCTCTGCATTTGCGGCAAATGGTCGCCTTGATTTGCTTGGTGTGTGGAGTCGCGCTCTTTCTGGAGCAGAGATAACTCGACTATACAACAGCGAAAATGGTTTAACATATCCATTTGATGCACTTTATTTTAGTGGAGGAAATCTGTCATCATTGTCTAATTGGTGGGAAGATAATGGTTTTACTATTCCCGCGGCATCTCTACCCGACTCCTCTTCATTTGTTTATCTTACAGAAGATGTCACATCTGGATCTTTGGTATGTGAAAGTGCTTACATCAGTAATGCATCCAACGCAGGGAGCATTACTGGAAATTGCAGATTTATTGGTAATGCCTCTAACTCTGGAAGTGTTGCTGGAAATTGCACATTTAATGGGACTGCCTCTAATTCTGGAAGCATTACAGGAAATTGCACATTTAAAGGAACATCCTCCAATTCTGGAAGCATTACTGGAAATGCTTACGTTTATTACCCTGCACAAAATCCTCTCGGTGGATCAGTAAGCGGAACTATCTCATATGCTTGGCCCAATGGAACTGGCATTTGGGGTGGCGATGTTTGGGTCAATGGCGAAAGCGTTGTCGTGATTCCTGCTGAAAGCGAAGTTCAAGCGGGTGTTGTCTATGGCTTTCCCAATGCGCCCTTGATGGGAACCCTCTCGGCTGAAACCCCGATCCCCCAGGAATGGGATAATTACGCCTACTACGGCCAAGGAGCGGTTGTTGCTCTGAACGGATCGCTTTGGCAACTCGTGAGTACGGGTGGTTGGACCGTCGGAGGTCGCCCTGATCTTGGCTATGGCTGGCAGCAGCTCTCACTCTCCTCTGGTGGAGGTGGCTCTCAGTCGGGAATCAATCTTAGCCAACTGATCGGACTGCCACCATTCATTCAGCTTTGACACCCCGCGCCCGATGGAACGCATGAGTGACCACGCTTTTTCTCCGCCTCCGCTGATTGCGGAAATCTCAGCCATCAGCGGTTCGGCCGCCGTCTCCATCACCGCGAGGAATGTCTCCTTCATCTCGACCCATGCCTGGGTGCAGGACGTGATGGCCCTCGTGAGCTTCCTGGCCGGGATCGCCTCGGTCCTGACTTTCTTTGCGGCCGGACTGATCCACCTCATCGCCTGGATCAAAAAGCGCTCCTGAGTTTTGACTTCACGCCGTTTGTATGCGGCTACTCAGGTTTCAGGTTTCAGGTTTCATCCTTGCGTTTTTTCTCACTGCCTGCGCCCATGAGCGCGTCGCTCCCTCCTCGCTGAGTGCCTCGGTTGCCGCGACGCGAGTGGCCATCACGCGGGCCCAGCACGCGGCGGCCGTACTGCCGTCGACTCCGGCCACCTCGGCCGCGATCTCTGATCTGCGCGAGCAGTTGGCCGCCGTCGGGGTTTCCTACGATGCCACCACGGCCAAGGTTCAGTGGTATGAGACCGACTGGGCGAGGCTTGATTCGGAAAACTCGACCCTCAAGACAACACTTGCCGCCAAGGATGCCGTCATCGCCACAAAAGAAAAAGTCATCCATCAGACGGCCAAGGAGCGCGATTTCTACCCTTTCCTGCTCGGCCTGCTGGCGGCGGTGCTGGTCGGAGTGACCTTTGTGCCCTGGGCCCTGAAATTGCCCGGAATGCTCGGATTCATCGTGCCGCCGGTGCTGCTGGCGGGTGGGGGGATCTTTGGGTTCACGGCGTCGCGGATGCTGGCCGCGTGGGGTTCCCGATTCATCCCGTGATGAGCGAGGACCTCTCCTGCCTGATCGAGACCTTTGAGGGGATTGGCATGAGCCGTGGACTCATGAATGGCTCACCGCTCGGCCTCGTTGCCGATCCCTCGGCAGGCTACCGCGTCAAGGTGAATCAGGAGCAAATGCTGCGCGATCTGCGCGACTATGAGAAGCGCAAAGGCCGTGCCCGCTCGTTCCGCGATTCGGTCCGGATGCATATCCGCGCGGAAGTGGCCGAGGCCCGCGCCCGGAAAAAGGCTGCCGAGCGCGCCTAATCCCGGCGATGAGCTTCCTCAAAACGGCCTTCTCGACTGCAGGATCGAAGGAACCCTCCTCGATCCGCCTGCTCTTCGGTGTGGTGATCATCACGATGTGCTCACCGGTTTGGGTTCAGACGATCCGACTTGCGTGGGACGGGGAGTGGATCCCGATGGATGCCCAGGCGATCGCCTACGCCGGCATCATGAGCACGATCGTGACGGGCCTGCTGGCTTTTGCACGGGCGCAGGAGACCAAGGAACTCTCCGCTCAGTCCCAGCCTTCAATACTCGACACTCGACACTCGACTCCATCCTCTGCGTCCTCTGTGTCCTCTGCACAGCCCTAATTCAGGTTTCATCCCTTTTCCCAGCCATGATCGATCCCCGCTCGCAAAAAAATATCGAGACCCTGCTGCCCAAGGTGCAGCCCGTTTTTTCCAAGCTCCTCGAGGCGCTGCAGGAGCACTTTGCGCCGCGCTGCGTGGTGCCCAAGTACATCAGCGGGACGCGATCCTTTGCCGAGCAGGAGGCGCTTTATGCGCAGGGCCGCACCAAGCCGGGTCCGATCCGGACCAAGGCGCGCGGTGGCCAGAGCAACCACAACTTCGGCATTGCCGTGGACATCGGCCTGTTCCAGGGGGTGGATTACCTGGAGGAAAGCCCTCTCTACAAGGAAATCGGCTCCGTGGTGGCCCGATTCCCACAGCTTGAGTGGGGCGGTAGTTGGGAATTCGTCGACGAACCGCACGTGCAGTGGAAAACCGGCCTGACCTTGGCCGACATGCGGGACCGGATCCTGCTCGGTCGCTCTATTGTCTGAAAAAACCCCGTCGCTGCGCGCGCAGCGAGGGTTTATCGGATCCAGCTGGTGAAGGCTGGCTTGGATCCGCAAGTGACGCACCGCAAGCTCTGCAGCCCACTCCAAAGAATCACGGGGATCCAGACAAGGAGCCAGGTGCCGACGGTGACAAGCGTCAGGATGAAGTGAACGAGATGAGAGGGGGTGGCCTTCTCAAAGCGACTCTGCCGCCCGCAGACCTTGCAATTCCCTGTTTTGACGATGGTGCCCATGGTTAGAATCCGGAGGTGGAATCTTTGGCTGCTTGATTTTCCTGGGCGTGATTTTGAGCATTCACTTGATCCATGTATTGAGAGTTTGCCATGACGATGGTTTGACTGCGTTCCATAAATGAAAGAACAGTTTTACCATCTCGAGTTTTCATGGAGTAAACTGTTGGATCAGTACTGGAAATGCGTTCGGCGTCTTCGCCTCCGTTAGCTTTGAAAATTTCCGCCACTTCGCCAGCAGTAAAAGGTCCCGAAGGGTATTTTGAAACAATGATGACAACCGCCGCTGCGTTTTGATAAGTAATCAAAAGTTCAAAATCTTTGAACCGATGAGTACAGACATACCCTCCGGATATAACTTCGGTTTTTAACGGGCTGCCATACCGGTGCGCGCATTGAGATCCGGATTCCCCGATTCTGGCATGCATCGGGCAAAGCATGAAAAAACTCATCAAAAAACTGAGAATCATGTTTTTCATCATGTCTCTAGTCGTGATACAAAGGTAGTCCGTCGGGAAAGGAGAAAATCACGAGCCGGTCGATTTTTTCGGCGATTCGGCTGCCCTGGACGCTGTGACTTCGGTGAGGGGATAAGGTTCTGTTGCAATCAGATTGACCTTTCCCGATTCAAGCAATGGCAAACCCGCCCGCACGCATAGCTGCAGAATGGCTGATTTCGCCAAGCCTGATTTTTGGGCGATGCGTTCGATTCGTATCTTGAGTTCATCGTCAATCCGAAGGCTGTAGGGATCTGTTTTTTTCTTGGTCATGATTTTGACACCGTAGCATTTTTGAAACTTTTTGCATTTTTTAATTGCAAATGTAACCGAAACACTACAAAAAATACGCATATTGATTACATGACCACCGAATCAAAAACCCTCTCGATCAAGATCCCATCAGCCCTTGCGGCCCGTACTGAGGCCCTCAAGGAGAGGACGGGCATCAGCGAGGCCGCGATTCTTCGCCAAGCCATCACCGCAGGACTTGGCAAGGTCGAGGAGGCGATCGATCTCCTCCACGAAGACCTCGACCCAGCCGATCAGGCCGTTTCGTGATGCAACTTCTCAACCGTGCCCAACTGGCCGAGGCGATCGGCCGCGATCCGAGCTATGTCTCCGCGATGCGCAAGGCGGGACTCCCGTTCACTTGCGGCAAGATCACCCTCCGTGCCGCCCTGGCGTGGATGGCCGCCCATCCGGACTTCACGACCCGAGATGCCTATCCCCGGCGTGGAAATCTCACGCAGGTGGCTGGGCAGGGGAGGGTTCGCCAAACGAAATCTGCTTCAGGAACTCGGCACTCTGTGCCGGCTTAACCCTCTGATAGATCCGATGAACCGAATCACTCGCATGATGGACGAAGGCCATGGCCGCCGCCTGCGGGACGTTGGCAAGTGCGGCCTTGGTGATCCAGGTTGCCCGGAGTCCGTGGTGCACCTTGGGAATGCCCAGCCCGTCCAGAAAATGACGCATGTCGAGCCCGCGCAGGACCGTGGGCATGTCGGCGAGGGTCTTCTTTCCGGCGGCTCGTCGGGCCTCCACGATCGGTTTGAGCAAAACGGCCGCTCGAGGATCGAGGGGCTGGACCCAGTCGCGCTTCTTTCCCTTCATGACGTGCTTGGGCCAATGGATCATGCCGGTCTCGAAGTTGAAGGCAGTCAGCGGAACGGCGGTCTGAGAGCCTCGGCTGGCCTGGTAGGTGCCGAGGATCAGGGCGGGACGGATCCAGTGCAGCTTCTTGGGAAGATTCTCGGAGGCCTTGATAGCCTTGGCCACTTCCTCGTCCGTCCAGGGCTCGTATTCGCGTTTTTCCTCGGAGCGCCATCCCAGTTTCAGCGTCACGATGTCGGTGCAATAGCCGCGCGCCTTGGCCTCTCCAAGAACCAGCCCGAGGAATCGGATCTCCTGAATGACCGTATTGAGACGGGCTCCTTTGTTCCTCGTGCCGCTCTTGCCGCCGGGATTGTGGCCTTTCTGGTTTTCGGGGGCTCGCCATTGCCGGTATTGGCTCAGGTGAGCACGGGTCAGCTCGTTCGGGTGGGTAATGCCGACCTCCTTCATCCATCGGCTCAGCCATCCCCATCGCAGCTGGTAATTGCTGTGGGTGGCGGTCGTCAGGGCTCCGTAGCGCTCCATCATCCAAGCTTCGACCCAGTCCTCGAAATGACCGGAGAGCTGCCGCCCTTTGGCCATCTCCTCGAGGGTGCGCTGGGCGGCGAGCGACTTGGCTTTTTTCTCACCGGCGCGGTCGCCAATGAGCCAGTCGGTTTTCTCGGATTTCCACCGGCCGTTGCGCTTGATGCGCAGCCACCAGAATTTCGAGTCCTTTCGTCGGTAGATCGTTGCCATTTTCCGTACACACCGTAGCAAAACCCGCAAAAAAAGGCAAAAAAATGCAAACACCTACAGAGAAAAGCAAACATCGGCAAACGATTTTGAGTTGCCGCATAATCGGGGTTCGATTCCCCGTGGCGATGCCAACAAACCCTGTTGGCATAAGGCTCCACAGCCGATCCGGTGGGTCGGTTTTCCGTAGCACAGTAGCAAATCACGCGGGAGGTCTCCTGTGATCGCCCTGCTTTCCGGGGCTGTCTGCCTCATCCTTTGGTGGGGGCGGGAGGAATTCGCGGAGCTTCTGGCCGATTGGATGGGAGGTGGCCGATGAGCGCGGATCCCTGCCTCGACGCGGCCCTGGACTTTGTCCGGCCGTCCCTGGTTCGCCGTCTCTGGAGCTGGTACAAGCGCGTCACGGGGTATGAGCCCCGTAGGGTCGAGGGGCCCCGCTATCAGTCGACGGTTGTTCCAAAACGCTGCACCTGTGGTCTCTGTGACCCGAGGAGGCTCCCATGAGCGGCTGCTCCTGTGAAATCTGCCAGGAGGAGACGGGTTTCCTCACCTGCCCTCATGTGGGGCCGGTCTGCTTCGACTGCTGGGGGTCGGGCATTCATGAGACGATGGTTCGGAAGGCCACCTGCTGGAAGGACTTCATGAATCACGTCCTCCGCGACTATCAGCTCGCCATCCTAACCTGCGATTTCACGCACGTTTTCAAGAAATACGGGATCATCCCGTTCCGGAAGGTGGAGGTGGCGTCATGAGCTCGCCCTCTTTCAAAGAGAAGTTGGCCCGCCTCATGCGGGAGACCGGCAAGAGTTATCAGGAGTGCTGCCGGATCCTCGGCCGGCGTGGCGCCATGGCGCGTGCGCGGCGTCTCTATGAGTTCCACCGCGAGGCCCGTTTTCAGGAGGCGAGGGGATTGCGATGAGTGGCCTTTTATCCCGTGATGAGCTTCTCGCCCTGCCCGGCGTGGATGTGCTCGATACCGAAGAGGCAGCAATTCTTGGACGCACTTGTTATTGGGCCGGACAGCGTCTCCTTCACTGCGATTTCCAATGGGTGCGCCTCTTCGGTGGCAAGGATCTGCCGCTCGTCATCGATGAAAACCGCATCCTCGGCTGGCAGCTCCGTGCCGAGCTCAACTGGCGTTCCCGCCGAGGTGTCCTATGAGCGAGCACGAGGAGAAAATCACCGAGACGCTTCGGGTCGCTTGGAGTCGTGAGCAGGCCGCCGGTCGGGATCCGGTCTACACGCGCACGCCGCTGGACGAGATGGTGGCCCGCGAGGAGGGGGAGCATATCGAGGAGCACGAGGTGCGTCTGGAGGCTTTCCGACGGCTGCTCTCCCTGTTCTTTGCGGACGGGCCTCATCCCGGGGATGTCATGCGCCGGGTTTATGCCTTTGCCAAGGCGCTCCGCCCCGAGCTGATCCTTAACATGTCGTGCGAGGAGATCGGAGGAATGTTCGGAGAGACCAAGGCCGCCGTCAGCTACCGCATCAAGCAGCTGGTCAACCGTCCCATCGCCGCCCACTCGGGCCATAGCGCCCAGCTCCCCTGGCAGAAATCTTCCTCGGCCTGCGCCAAATACGCCGCGCGGGCCAAGGGCAATCAGAACCGCCGAAACCACAAACCCAAGAAAAAACCCGTCACACCATGAGCAGTCACCCTGAGTTCCGCTTCGTCGCGATCGATCGTATCGCCAAGTCCCCGACCAATCCCCGCAAGGTTTTCCCGCCCGAGTACATCACCGAACTGGCCTCCTCGATCAGCCTCAAGGGGATCATTTCCCCGCTGCTGGTACGATCGACCGATGATCTGCCCGCCCCGGTGGGCCATGAGTATGAGCTCATCGCCGGGGAGTGCCGTCTCCGTGCCGCGGAGCAGGCCGGTCTCTCCGAGGTGCCCGTCCTGGTGCGCGATGATCTCTCAGCCAATGACGTGCTCGAGCTGCAGCTCATCGAGAATCTCCAGCGCCGCGAGCTCGATGTCCTCGAGGAGGCGGAGTCCTATGCCGCCCTGCTCGAGCTGGAGGATGCCGGGGTGAAGCGTCACACGGCCGAGTCGCTGGCTGCCGCGATCTCCAAGAGCACGCACTACATCCGCGAGCGGCTCAATCTGATGAAGCTCTCGGGCACGGCCAAGGAGGCGATCCGCGCGGGGGAGCTCACCTTCTCGGTGGCCCGCCTGATCGCCACGATTCCCTCGCCCTCGCTACGGGATCAGGCTCTTGATGAGGTGCTCCACCCGACCTATGAGGAGGAGCCGCTGAGCTCCCGTAAGGCCGCCGCCTGGATCCGAGAGCACTTCATGATCGAGATCAAGAAGGCCCCCTTCGACAAGGAGTCCGAGGAGCTGCTGCCGGTCGAGTATGACGCCATGGGTCAGCGCGTGAAGGGTGGCGCCTGTGCCACCTGCACCTGGCTCTCGGGGAATCTGCGTCCCGAGGTCCATGGGGATTCCCATGGACAGGAGCATCCCGGCTCGGGCAATCCCGATCTCTGCATGCACCCCGGCTGCTACAGCGAAAAGCTCGAGGCCAGCTGGCAGGAGTCCCGTGCCGAGGCCCTGAAGGCCGGAAAGCGCGTCCTCTCCGAGAAGGAAGCCGAGTCGGAGATCAATCCCTACGACGCCGGGCTCGTCTGGAACTCCAAGTATGTCGCCCTCGGCGACAAGGTGCCCGCCGGAGAGCTGGCTGATCCGAGCGGCAAGCCTCCGACCTGGAAGAAGCTCCTCGCCAAGGTCTCGGCGAAGCCCGAGGTCTGCGTCCTGCGGGACAAGAGCCATCGCCCGCTCGAGGTCGTGCTCAAGCGCGAGGCGGTCGCCGCCATCAAGCTCGAAGCCGAGAAGAGTGGCGAGGCCTCCCCGCTGCGCGGCCGTGGGCAGAACCATCCCGAGGAGAAGCAATCCAAGGAGATGAAGGATCAGGCCCGTGCCGCCGAGAAGCTCGATACCAAGATCGCCGTCGAGACGCTCCATGCCGGGATCCGCGCCCTGGTCGATCTCTTTGCCTCGGAGAAGGCCCCGGAGGATTCCGTCCTCTGGCCCCGTCTGCTGGAGGCGGTCATGACTTATGGAATCACCGATCTGATCGCCGATTACCTCGGGGTCTCGGATGCCGGTGCCGATCAGGATGCGGCGATCCGCGAGAAGCTGATGGGCTATCCCGTGGGTCAGTCCCGCGCTGCGCTGGCCCCCTATGTCCTGCTGATCCCGACGCTCTCTGCTGGGTGTGACTACCAGCTGAGGCAGGGAAACGTCCCAGGGGAGATTGTGGAGCTGCTGGGTCGCTTCGGCATCGATCTGGTCGCTATCAAAAAGACTGTTGAGGAGGCCCATTCCGAGGAGGCCAAGGAGCTGAAGAAGGCCGCCAAGGCCGCCCGCAAGCAACAGGCCGCCCAGGAGGAAGAGGAGGCCGCCGCCGCATGAGCTCCCTGACTGTTACCACTTCCAAGGAGCCGGAAGCTCCGTCGGCCTCAGAGTCTGCCGAGAGTCCAGCTAGGAAGCCTTACCGAGTCCTGAGCTATGGCCAGATTCCCGTGACTTCGCGCGGGAAATTCATCCAGTGCGAGGACGGAACCCGGCTGGGAATCAATGCCACCGGATCTGTCGTCAATCTCGACAAGAACCGTGCCTTTGAGCGGGCCTTGCGCCAGCGGGTCGGCAAGAAGCAGGCCCGAAAACTGATGAAGCAGATGGCTGTTATCCACCCTCACAAGGCCGCCGCCGAATAACCATTTTCCCGGATTAAAGATCCCCGGGGTGGGGAAAAGCCGCGCGGCCCGGTCATCCGGGAAAGGCCGCACAACTCCAAAAAGAATACCCATGAGCACACCTGAAGAAACCCTGACCAAGACCCGCGAAGAGCTCCATGCCTTCATCGAACGCCTACCGCTCAAGCAGCTCGAGTTGATCACCGCGCAGGTGAAGATCGAGCTGCAGAACCTTGCCAACTCCCCCGAGATGCAGGAGGCGGAGAGCCGCTTCAAGACGATCGCCAAGCATCTCTGGGCCTGTATTCAGACGGGAGAGCTGGAAGTCGTCACCGATGTCCACAACTTCCTCGTGACCCGAGGGAAAATCGTCGCCTTCACGCCTGCGGCCGCTCCGGAGGCCTCCACGGCTCCGGAGGACGGATCCGCCTCTGCACCGAGTGTGCAGGCCTGATCGATTCACCCCTGGGGATCTTTTCTGCCGAGAGGATCCCCGGACAACCAACACACATCCGATGGGAAATCCTGAAAAAATCCATGGTCTGCTGACCTGGAATCGACGCGAGGCGGAGCTGCATTTCGAGCGCTCCAAGGCTGAGCAATACATCCAGCCCTGGCGTTTGCTCGCCAAGGATCTGGCTGAGAGTGGTAGTGCGATCGTCTCCGAGGTGCGCGCCGGTCGCACGCCCTGCCCGCTGGTCCTGAGCCTCTTTCTGGAGGCCTGCACCACCTATGACCGGATGGCGGAGGAAAAGGCTGAAGGCGAAAGTCTGAAGGCTGAAGAAGGTGAAAAAGTCTGGTTCGGGTCGTTTTCCCACCTCGATTGCGTGGGATCCGCCTCTGGAAAAATCGCCATGGAGGTAATCCGATGAGCAGCGTGACCCGTACCTTCCACATGTGCGTCGATATTCGTGGTGCTATCAAGTGGCACAATAGGCTCTTGAAATCGCTTTTTTGTGATTCTGAAGGGAAGCCGGTCTCGGCAGAAGCTGCCAGGGAGCATCTTCTTGATCAGCTCCAAATGGGGAGAAAAGTCATCCCTTTTGGTAAACCGTGCGATGGGTTTTCCTATGAGTCGGGTTGCCCTGGACACATCAAAGAATCGGAGGTGGCAGCATGAAGATGCCGGTCATTCATCTTTTCACAGTAACGAGGGATTCGCTCGTCGAGGTCATCAAGGAATGGCGCGAGGAGTGGGATGCCACGCCGAATCAGTTCCTCATCAGTGAGGCCTTCCGCCAGTCCGATCCGGAGGCCTATGCCGAGCAGGTGGCCGATCACCTGCTGGCCAAGCTCATCGCCAAGTCAGGAGGTGCCGCGTGAATATCGACGATACCGAGGATGTTTTTACACACCTCAACTTGCTGCGCCCGATCAGTCCTAAAATGCGGCCATGCAATCGTATCGTTATTGAATGGCCGCCATTCCGGAGTGCGCCTCGCCTCGATGATCGGTTGAACGCCGGAGAGTTGGGCACGGCCGTCGTGAGTGGCATCGAAAGTAGCAGTAGGTTTGGCGGTGCTGTTCATCATCTTGTCGCGTTGCATATCTATTCCGATCTCTCCGAGCCCGGATGGATCGAGCCAAAATCAACAAAGAAGGCGAAGAGGAGGAAGAAGTAATGGGCCCTTTCTTCAACTACATCATCATGGGGCTCTACCTGATCAATTCGGTCTGGTGGGGAGCCCGTGGGAAATGGGCGGACATGGCCTACTGGCTCTGTGCCGCCGGGATTACCGCCACCGTCACCTGGGGGTATAAGCGATGAAATACTACGGCCAGCATGTGCCTTTTGGAGTTGGGCCGATTCCGAAGCTGGTCGGATTTCCCAAGGGGAAGATCCGGATCCGGATGCGGAATGACGATTTCGTGCGCATCTTCATCAGGACCAAACGGCGTTTCATCTGCACGATCCCAGTGGCCTCCCCTGCGGGCCGCTGGCATTATTTCCCGGCCTTCAATTACGGGATCAATGCCCGATGAGCACCACCCCCAAGCTCTCCGTTTTTGAACGGGCTCAGAAGTATGTCGCCAAAATGGATGCGGCCGTCTCCGGATCGGGTGGCCATGATGCCACCTTTGCCGTGGCCAAGGCGCTCGTGGATGGCTTCTCCCTCTCGAAGGAGGATGCGCTTGCCATCCTGCGGGAGTATAATGAGCGCTGCTCGCCTCCCTGGAAGGATCACGAGCTGCTGCACAAGGTGAACTCGGTGACGGCCTCGACGGGCTATCTGCTGAAGGACTCCGACAGCTACACGCCCCGCCATGCCGCGGGATCACTCCCCGCTGCGCGCGCAGCGGAACCCGCCCCGACCTTTGACTCGGAGAAGCTGGCCCGCTTTGCCGCGCCCTGGGCGTCGCAGGTGACGGCCGCCTGGCTGGCCGATCGCTCGGAGATCGATCCCACCGCCTGCACGACGCAGGAGTTCCTCTCGGCGCTCTACTATCCGGAGCGTGGGGAGAAGGTGCTGATTTTCCTGAATGAGTTCTCCCAGGGGGAGGCACTCTGGCCCGATGACCGGGATCTGCCCTCGGAGGGGCGTCGCGGGGTCTGGTATCTCGCCCAGCCGGTCGACGGCCGCTCGCGTCCGAATCCCCGGGGGAAGGATCCCTCGAAGCTCTCGAGGCGCATTGCCGAGTGCGTGGTGGCGTGGCGCTATCTCGTGCTCGAGAGCGATCAGGCCGATGCGCGCGACTGGATGGGGGCTGTCGTCCAGTTGCCTCTGAAAATCGCGGCCATCTACACCTCCGGCGGCCGCTCGGTCCATGTCCTGGTCCGGGTGGATGCCGTCAATGCCTCCGACTGGGATCGCACCAAGGCGGCGATCCTGAAGGGGCTCGTCACCCTCGGAGCCGATCGGGGGGCCCTATCGGGGGTCCGCTTGACACGGCTCCCCAACTGCCTGCGTCTCGGGAAGGACGCGGTCACCCCATCCGATGATCCAGATAAACCGATGAAAAAAACCTACCAACCGTTTCCACGTCCGCAGCTTCAGAAGCTGCTCTATGTCTGCCGTGAGCCTGCGGCCCGTCCGATCTGCGAGATGATCCCGCGCCGCGACACGGTGGCCTCCCTCGAGGGGCTGGTGCGCTCCTCGGGACTCTCTCTCCTGGAGAAACCAGCCGCCGAGCTGCGCGCGCTCCATCGCCGTCTCCTGCATGTGGCGGCTCAGTCTCCCGTCTGCAAGGCGGCCTCCCGTGAAATCGGGGAGCTTCTGGAAGGAGGTGTGAGGTGAGTGAGGAAAACTACAACTGCCCGCACTGTGGGAGTGAGCCGCTGTGGATTGGAGGTTATCCAACACCAAGCGGAAAGGCGCTGCTTAAAAGGCGTCAATGCGGATCGTTGATTGATACCCTATATCCAGCAAATGAGGAACGATCAGAACTTTGCCTAGAACGCGAGGCACGACTGAAGGCGGAGGCGGATTACAAAGACACGCTTGCCCTTTTGGAACGAAGGAATGGCGAGGTAGGCAAGGCTGAAGCTGAAAAACAGAAGCTCCGCGAGGCCCGTCGTCGGAATGTTCTGAGGGCTTGGTCTTTAAGGTGGGAATTAAGACTGAATACGCGCTGTATGGAAACTCACAAGACGGATTCTGAAACCCATTACCAAGCGCGAATAAAGGCCGAGGCGGAGCTTGCCAGTCGTGAAGCACGACGGAATTTGGAGGCTCAGAACGCCATACTTCATAAGTTGCTTGAACGGGCTCTTGTCGTGGAACCCATGACGCGCTGGGGAGGATTTGAACTTTGCGCCATTCGTGATCAATACGACTTGCTGAAACATTCCTCGGGAGGTGCGCTATGATTTCCGCTCTCTCCCGCTGGTGGGGGTATTATTCCGCTGGCCTCGGCATCATCGAATCGAAGGTCGTTCGAGCCTTCTGGAAGTTCGCGCATCGCAAGGAGTGCAATGCGTCCTTTCTTCCATTGAACAACTGGGAAGTTGTCCGCAAAGAACTGATCTGTGCTGACGTCTCGCCTACGACAGACAAGATCCGCCTCATTCTTCAGCATCAATTCCAGCTTTGTCCTTCCCCTTACTCTGCGGTGCAGATGTGGAGCGTTTCGGAGTGGGATTACCGAATGAAGTGCCGGAAGTGCGGCCGCATTCATCAGAGGACGCTTACCCATTACCAACCGCTGTGAGTAATCAAGCCGATCTCACTAATGCGGTCCTGCAGAAGGCAGGCGTGATCGAGGCTCCGCCGCCGGCTGAGGCCTCCACGGAGCCGGTCGACTCGACGCTGTCGCTGCCGCCCATTCGTCTCCCTGGGCGGAATGTCTATCTGTCGGAATTCGCCAGGCAGCTGGGGCAGGTCTGCTCGACCAATGGCGTCTATGTGCGCGGCGATCTGCCGGTCTATCTCGATAAGCGGCACAACCGCCTCGAGCGGCTCGATCCCGACACGATGATCACCTATGCAGAGAAGCTGGCCTTCCTGCATCGGCTGGAGAAATCGGGGGAGGAGTTCGTGAAGATCAAGGAGTCGATGAAGAAGGAGCATGCCCGCTCGGTGCTGGCCTCGACTCATTTCCGCGATCAGCAGCGCGAAATCTGGCGGGTGAATCCCGTACCGTGCCCTGTCCTGCGGTCCAATGGGTCGCTCGATCTGCTAAAGCCGGACTCGTTCGATCACGAGACGGGGATCCTGACGCTCCCGTCGGAGTTTCACTACCGCGAGATGCCGGTGCAGGAAGCGGTGTCCTTCTTTGCCAATCTGACGGCCGACTTTCCCATGCCCGGACGCGATGAGCGCGGGGTCTCACGGGCGCTCGCGGTCTGGATCGCTGCGCTCCTCACGCCTTTTGTGCTCGGGATGCTCGAGCGGGAGGATTTGGTTCCTTCGTTTGTGTTCGCTGCCAATAAGCAGGGCTCAGGGAAAAGTCTCTGTGCCAAGATCATCCTTTGGGCGCTGTACGGCCGCCCGAGCGCCCTGCAGTTCGGTAAAGATGAGGAGGAGCTGCGCAAGGTGCTCGACACGGAGGCGATGGCCAATCAGCCCTTCCTCTTCTTCGATAACGTGAAGCGTGCCCTCTCGTCCGGATCGCTCGACATGTGGACGACTCAGCCGACCTGGAAAGGTCGCCGGATGCAGACTCAGTCGGGCTTTGAGGTGCCGAAGCAGTCGGTGATCATCATCAGCGCGAATCACCCCAATCCCGACAAGGACGCGGATCGGCGCATGCTGTTCTGCGAGCTTTTCACCGAGCACGCGGACATTCAGAACAGGTCTTTCTCGCGGGTCATCAATGACGCCTGGCTGAAGCGTCCCGAGGTCCGCAATGACATCCTCTCGGCCGCCTGGTCTCTGGTCCTGCACTGGGATCGCTCAGGCCGTCCCCGCGGGCCGCGCTCGCTCGGGAGCTTCGAGTCCTGGGCTGCCCTGGTCGGCGGGATCTGCCATGCCGCCGGGCTGCCCGATCCGCTCGACCGCTCGGAGAGTGTCGTGGCCGGGGATGAGGATTCCAAGGATATGAAGGAGCTGGTGCGCCTGCTGGCTCATGAGCTGATGGAGAAGATCCGAGCCGATGAGGCCGATGAGGAGCGGCCGCACGATGAGGAGGCGGCCAAGGCTGCCGAGTTCGAGTTCGATCGCGTGGTCGAGATTTGCGAGAAGTCGGACCTTTTCGTGAAGAAAATCGAACGCCGTGACGAAAAGCTCACGAGATCGTCCAGAATCAGCATGGGCCGTGTCCTGGGCAACGAGGCCGGTCAAATCTGGCAGGTGGAAGGGATCGGATCCGTCCGGTTCGGCCGCCGGGGAAGCAAGAACTGGCGCTCCTTTGTGGTGGAGCTGGTGGAGGGATAGTCCCTCCACCAAGTGGCGCAAACGGGGTTCCTGTGCCATGCTGATCCATGAGAACAGTCCTGATCCTCGTGGTCCTGCTGTTGGTAGGGTGCGCCTCAAGCGTTACAACGGAGGATGCCCGCCTAGCTTCCTACAGCGCCGGTCTGGCTGATGGGGCCTACTTAGCCACTCATCCCGGCCGTCATGCTCTACCGTGTGGTCTGCCTCCACGTTAGAAAAGCTGGCTAACATAGGCCGTTCAGGCCTTCCTCATTGCGGCCGCAAGGCCTCTGCTGCACGGGCAGCGACACGGCCGTTCCTCGAACCTCCAGGGCCCTGCGACTATCCCACTCGACTATCCCACTGAGGCCTGCTCGCGGCCGCCTCGACTATCCCTCTCGGGTCTCATGTTGCCCCAACGGCGACCGGTCGCCGCCGCTCGGGCTTTCCGTCTATCCCATTTTTTTCAACTATCCCACAGACTATCCCACACTTTAAATCATTGTTCTCCAAAACTTTGGAGAATCAGTGGGATAGTGAAGGAAGTGAAGAGGGCTTACGAGTATTTGTCTACAAATACGCAGTGACGAGAAAGGTAAAAACCCTGTGACACTTTCCCTCTCGGCCCCCTATTCCGTCCTCTGCCCTGTCAATCGGGTAAGGAATCTCTTCCCTTTCGTCAATCCCCCTGTCGGTTGGGGCGTCT